GACTTGGTTTGACTCGGCTCCAGGCTGTACCCGTCCCCGTATGGTTCTGCGGTGAACATATAGGCTCCACGCATCCAAGTCTGCTTACCAGCCAGCCACACCTGGCAATCCAGTTCGCGCAGATAGTCGTACTCGATAGTGGTAAAGTTCCAGCCGAAACAGTCCCACCTCTGTGCGTCTCCCAGGGTCCACGGCTCACTCGTCCCATTGGTAAACGCCAATGCGTGCAGCGGTAACCCCCGGTACAACGCCCCGCACTTAAGCATGACCGTGCAACCCCATGCCCGGTGCGGCACCGAGTACAGTCCGAACCATACGGCATCCTCCCAGCCGCTCTCGTTGCCCTGTGAGATGAACTTGCGATCCACCATGACGTACTGGTGGCGCGGAAGGTTGGCGGCGAATGTCACTTGCGATCCATCCACATCGCCATGAGGGCAACTCCGATGGCGAACATCAACATCTCTGTCGGGCCTACTTCCATTGTGGCCCCGTGATCCATGCGACCAACGCCCAGCGCGTGCCGAGCAGGGGTGCCTTGGCCTTGTGCTTGATCCATGACGGAAAGAAGTTGGCCGCCCCCTGGTGCGTGGACTTCTCCACCCCATGCCAATCGGCCTCGACGCGCAACCCTCCGCCCACATACTCCTCCGGCCTGGAAAGGTTCACCACGCAGGTAAGCTTGCGGTCGCTGCCGTCATAGGTGTCGAAGTGCCACTTGAACTTTTGGAATGGGCGATACCTCAATACCTGAAGTTGTTGCATATCCATTATGTCGAAGCGATAGTGTTCCGTGTTGACCTGGTCCACCACTGCGGCCATGTAATTGTAAAGCCACTGGAAGTGAGGTGCCTTGGGTATCCAGCACGATGAGCAGGTCCGGGTACGGCTGGCAACGTGCGTGCCGTCCTTCGACAACACCGGCGCACGTTTCATCCCAATGACCTCCGCATCGCGGATAATCATCTCGCATTGCGAGCGGGTCAGGACTTGCGGTACGGTTACCGCCGTGAGGATTTTTTGCTTGAACGCTTTTTTGGTTTGCATTTGTTCTTCCTTTCAACGTATTCCTCCAGAAGCTTCTTGATGGCGTAACTCGCCAATTCCTCGCGATCATACTTGATCCTGTTAAATCCGATGGATGCCAGCTTGTCGGACGCAATGTCGTCCATGTCGAATTTCATTTCGACCATCTTTACTTCACGCTCTCCGAGAAACTTTATTTGTCCCAGTTCTTCCATTCTGACCTTTCCTCCCTCGACTTGGCGATCAGCCACGAGAGAAAGCTACCGGCAAACACAAGTAAAGAGATTCCGCCGCCAACCAGGAAGGCAAACAGGACAGCGTGAAAGAACACCTCGCTAAAGAACTTCAGATAGTCCGTCATCTTTCCTCCTCTTAAGCATTTTGTTCAGGGTGGATTGGTCGATGTTCGCCCCGCCCATCCTGCACCAGAAGAGTACGGTGCCGTTCTTGAAATCGTCAAGCAGGTTCTTGATGTTATCTTCCTCGCGGTAACAGCAACAGTCCTTCAGGCCAGGACGCTTGTTCGCCGGTGTCAGTTCGTCCCCGACCAATACCTTGCGGCGTTGCAGCAAACGCAGGTCGTAAATCGCCCGGATGGCAATCTCGCTGGCAAGGAGCTTGACTCGCTCCTCCTGGCTTAAGCGGTTCGCTTCAGCTTTGACCATTTCTTCCTCTTTCCAGAACGATCTTCAGCCCAGGCCGAATAAGCGTTCCATAGTCGCGCCGCATCCATAGCGTTCTGCTTGTCGTCAAAAATATCATCAGCCGGTGGCAATCCGTTGGGAGGCTCGGCACCCCAAAGGCGCGGACCAACCGGGTTCTCCATAGACTCCGTCACCACTCTCCACTTGTCTCCATGCGGGATCACCTTAACCGGGGTCATCGGATCTCCTCTTCCAGCTTCTTGATGTCAGCCTCAATCTGGCTGCGAAGCTTGGCCATGTCGTTGGATTGTCCGGCGTAGTGGATCATCTGGGCATCCATATATCGGTTCAGCCCGAAGTGTTCTTCCACGCTGGTCATGCAGTTAAAGGACGGATCAAGCTCCTGAAGGTCCAGATCGCACAGGTGCGCCATGATGTTCATCCAGGTCTGCTCGGCAAAGTGATTCGGGAACAAGCCGATTGGCGGCTGGGCAAAGATACCAGCCACGCTCTTTGTCACCACAAAGACACCGGTGTTGACGTAGAACCTTGGCTCGATCTTGTAACCAAACGCCTTGGCCAGTGCCGTCATTCCCGGCTTGCGGTCCAGGTAGGCACCTTCGTCAAAGGCGCAGAACTTCTCGACATCCTTGGAGATGTCAGGGCAGTCCAGCGCGACCAACACATCAGCGTCAAGGAAGGTTACGACATCGTAGCCCTTGGTCGTCATCAGGTGCGGGATGATAAGCTTGCTGTACTGGACAGGGTGCGCCAGCGGCTTCTCGATGGAGATAAAGTCCTGTTCGTGCCTGCGACAATACTCCTCCATGCGCGGCTTGGTCAGCTTGAGAACCTCCAGCCAATCGTCCCCGAAAGCCTGGGTGACTACAACTTTCTTCATGCCGCCTCGCAAAGTTGTTCGTCGGCTTCCTCCATGAGAAGCTGCTCGGCAAATTCCAGCAGTTCCGGCTCGGGGTTGGCGATGTCTGCGTCACCGTGGCAAACCGTGATACGCGAGATCGACATATCATATGGGACGTCCGCAATGACGTGTTCGCGGTAACCCTGTGGCCCGATGTCAACCCGGTGCGTCTTGTAATCGCAATCTCCCCATGCTGTGACCTCGCGGCCTCCCCAGATGAATGTTACTTTGATATCCTCTATTTTCTTCATAGTCGTGGTACTTCCTTTTTGATTTGCGCCCAGGCAAACAAGGCGCGGACCAAAGCCCTTTCGAGGTGATCCGCAGCCGTTTCGCCGTTGTTGTCCGGGCAAGGCGTTGACTTCTGCAACTGCAACATGGCCGTGGACAAGTGACGCATAGCACGACCTATATGGTAATCATGCACCGGCTTGTCAACATTAAACCATTCTCCGTAGGCGGATTTCTCCGAGCCTTTGCCCATAACGCGCCACGTTATATCCTCGGCGGCTTTACCAAGTTCTTCTATGGTGGGTGGTGTCATAGTTTCATCCCCGGCGGGTTGTACTTCTTTGACCACGCCCAGACCTTGAGCATGGCACTGAAGGCGATTCCGGCTTCGTGCAGTTCCTCCTCGCTCCACTGGTGTATCACCAACGTTTCGGGATCGTTGGCAGCCAGGACCACCGAAACACACGCAGCCTGGGGGTTATCCGAGGCTATGCGATAGGCCCAAAGTTGGGCGCAGTCGCTATCGTAGAACGGGTCGTACTTCGGATTTACCTTGCGGTTCTTAAGGTCGATGATTGCGTCACCAATTCCATTTAGCCTGACGTAGGCATCGCATCGTCCAGCGTAACCAGCACCAACCAGTGCCTTTTCGCACCAATAGGTTCTTTCGATATTGTCTTCAGCCCACTCTCTAAACGTCTTGATATACGGCTGGAGTTCCGGGTCTTTGGAACAATCACGTCCAAGTAGGATATGCTCCATTTGTTCGTGCATTTTCGTGCCGTGTTCCGCCGCCTTGGTTGTGGATTGCTTCGAGTCTTTGACGACCCGCTTCGCATACTCTTCGAGTGTTTCACCGTCCTCCTTTGGAAGCGTGAGCGAGGACATGATGGCCTGCTCGATCTTCCATGCTGTGAGTTGCGGCTTATCCATGATGCCCAAGACGCTCGTTACCGATGGGAGTAATCCCATCTTGCGAGCGTCCGTAACCGTGGTGTTACGCTCGTTGCCGTTCTTTCCTATGACAACGTGGGCAGACTCGCCTTCCTGTGTATACCAATGTCCCGCCTGGTCCGTTTGGACCAGACGGGATTGGCTAGGCTCTTTCTGGGTTAGGGTAAGAGCCACTTGATTAGAACGGCATTGCGTTGCCGTCCGCGTCAGTGCTTGTCGCAGCCTTGACCTGCGGTGCCGAAGACGCACCGGACAACTCCTTGCTGGAACGGATCTTATCCTGCAACCATTCCGGCAGTTCTCCGAACTGACCGCCCTCACCCTGCTCGATCTCGTAGAACACCTGGCTGTTTTGGGTGGTGGCCGGAGCCTTCATTGACTTGGGCAACTTGGCGATGCCTTGGATCGCGCAGTAGTTGCGTCCGGCTTGGCTGGTCTTGTGAACCAAGGTCAGCAAGCAGGCCTTGCCCAGAAGGTTCTTAAGGCTGAAGCTGGCAAGCTCCTTGCTGGTGAACGCCTGACCCCGCCAAGTTTCGAGGTGCTTCCGCAGGGTCGCACGCTCGCCAAGGCTGCGGGTCAGTTCGATGGAAACGACCATCGGCTTCGTCACCTTGGCCGTCTTGCCGTTCTCCGTCACCTCGCCTTCGATCACCTGTTCAGGCAACTCGAAAGCCAGGCGGAGTTTGGGGGTCCACTTGGTCTCTCCATCCCAGGTCACTTCTTGGGTGCCGAGATCGACTAGGCTGAATAGAACGCCCACGGTCGCTCCGGCTTCGGGCAACTGGCGTTCCGTGTTTTTGGATGTTTCGCTGATGGTTAGGCTCATGTTATTTTACCTTTCTATATTTGGTTTGGGTTTAGTGGGGTGGAAGGCATTACAAATCCTTGGGCTACGGTCGTTGCCACGGGCGCGGTCTGGACGACATCTACTGTGAAATTAGGAGGGGCAATATGACGGGCGATTTCGCAAAGGTCGTCGGCCTCAATGAGGGCCAGCCACTTCTTCTCTCCGTTGCGGCGAAAGAACACCGCCGGGATCTTGCCCTCCGGCGCATCGCCCTTAGCCTGCGCCATCCATTGCTCCGGCTTGATCTGCTGGCAACGCTTGACCTCGCAATGAAATGGGAAGTTCGCGCAGACCACATCCCCGGAACCTCCCTCGGGATCACCGGCGTATTGTTGGGTGCGCCTGGCCTTCTGCCAGCCTTGCTCTCTTAGGTAGGAGGCAAACTCCCGCTCGCCTGCCGCGCCTTTGCGTCTTGAATTGATTGCCATGCCCCACATTGGGGGCGTGTCAAAAATGAGTCAATACTTTTTTATGTCTTCGTCAAAGCAGGCTAACAGCCCAGCCCCGGTCATCTTCTTGGCAACCTGCGGGTGCCTGCGTATCCATTCGGCAGCCTTCTCAATATCATCAGTATCCTTAATGGCATCCTCGAACAGCCGCCAAGCCTGCTTGGGTGTCAGAGATCGTTTATGATTCGCCATGAGGAACCTGAATTTGGGTAAAACTTCTTGGTGGTGGTGCGACATTCATGCGGCTTTAGAATCCAGAATAAATCCTCATCCATCGCCCAGCAAATAATATAATCAACTTTGGCCTTGGTGTACATCACCTTTCCCTGATGCCCGGAACTCGTCATAAAACGATAATGAAGCTTGTCGTGTTCGGGCTTGCTGGTGGTCTTGATCTGGATGCGGTGAAATTTTCCGTTGCGCTCGGCCACCAGGTCGTAGCTGGAAAAATCCTCCATCGGGGTCAGCACGCTATACCCGTTGCGGAACAGCGCACCGGCCACGCGAGCCACGCCTACTGCACCTATTTGTCTGGCGGATAATTTCATGCTTGACTAGGCGGCGCAGATGCTGGAGTTTTTACGCATGAAAGCAATACTATTCCTAATGGCGGTGCTGGTGGCACCGGTGATGGGGGGGGATTTGGACGAATTCGTGGGAACTACATACCCGTCCGGCAATGCCGTGTTTAGCGGTGGGCGTGGGGTTGCCATTACACGCAATGGGCTAGTTGTGCAAAATGGTCCTTTATTCATAACTCCGCGTGGCTTGTATGGGTCTTGTGGAAATATGTATTATGGGAATGGAAAGCTAACCGTGATTGACGGAGACTTTTCTTACAGCAATGATGCAACCTTAAGAACAAGGGTTGGGAACTATTTTGCTGGCAATAATGGGCAGACCTATATTTACGAATCAGACGGCTCCGAATAGCGAGAGCCGGTTGTTGATCCTATTCTCAAGACCCTGAAGAAATTTCCTTCTTTCCGGGTTTGATCTGGCTCTAGCATACTCATCTTGTAATTGGGCCTGGCTTGCTGCTTTCATCAGGGCCTTTGGATCAACACCCTGGATTGCTTGCAATGTTTGAGGTCCAAGCCTTCCGTCTATTGATACTTTTTGCCCAAGACTGTTAAGACCCTGTTGGATGTATTTGGTTGCACCACCGGCACCACGGTTGAATGCAAGGTCTTGGGCGAATGGTCGAATCTGTTCAGGCAATTGATTTACAAATGGAGATGTGTATTGCCTAATATATTCGGCAGCCGCCTTTTCGCGTTGCTCTGCCGGTAGTGAAGATATTTTTTTAAATGCCTGGGGATGATATCGGTCATTGATACCAGCCACTTCGTAGTTTCCGCCAAGATCACCGCTGGGCAAGGCGTAAATTGACAGATTTCCGCGCTTATCCCTTCTGGCCTCCCAATCAACTGTCTGCATCGCCGCTGAAACAAGCGGGTCTTCCGCAAGCTTTTGAGGCTCGTCGGAAATAATTTCATACCCAACGCTCGGTATCTCGTATCCTTGTTCGGGCTGGACCGGAGTCTCTGTCTTGATCGGCGCAACTTGCTGCAATCCGGCCTGCCCTTGCATGGGGCGAACGGCGGGTTCTACCTTCTTAAACATTTCCGCCATCTTCTTTTCGTATCTTTGCATTTTATTTCTCCAATGGAATTAAATCATACCTATTTAAGCTTAAAAATTGTCTCAATCCATCATCAAATCCTTTGTCATAATTATTTTTTAATCTTTTAATTTGAAATTCGGGATTTGCAATTATGAAAGTTGCGCTTTCAACGTCCCTGTCCACAAGAGCCTTCCTTCTGCGCCCAACCTCTTCTTGAAAATCTACATACTGTTCTTCAGTAAGTCTGTATGTTGTCCCCTTGATCGTTATGTTTCTGTCTGGAACTGATGGCAACACATCTGGATTTCTGGTGTCTTTCCATAGTTTATAAAGAAACAAGTTTGATTCATCCGACTTAACCGATCTGCTTCTTGTTACATCAAAGAAATTATAGAAAAACGGATTTTCACCTTCTGGTGTCTGCTTTACCGGCTCACCCCACATATTTCTTGTTAGTGGTAGTTTTTCAAGATTAAGTGCATTAGCGGCAAATTCAGGCATTTTTGATTTTAAGACATTCTGGAATCCTTGAAGTTTGTTATCTGACTTTATGTCAACCATATACTCTCTTGTTGCACGATTGATTGCCTGCAATGTACCTGGAAATGCTACTGAAGAAACCGATCCATATAGCGACTGAAGATATCCATCATACTGCTCTCTGTTGATTGCGTTGAGCAGCGTGTTTGTGCTTTTAAGAAATGTTTGGTTTAATGTATAGCTTGCAACATTTGGTATGCCAAGGAATGCCACATTGGCAGCGTCCTCAATGATTCCAGAACTTCCCTCTTTTGAAAGAACGTTTGCATACACATTAAAAACAGTTCCAAGATATCCAAAATTTTCAAAACTCCTTATTTCATCACCAGGTTGTATGGATGGATCTTCACCACGCAAAAGTCTTTCTAGGCCAGATTTGTTTAATGTATTTGGAGGCTGAACTTCGTACTCAATACCTCGCTGTTTTTCGCTCTTACCGGCAGATCCAGTAATAAGACCAGCCCTATAAAGGGCCGATGCGGCCATGCCCATTACCGATCCAACAATACCCCTGGCAGCCATATCCAATGCCTGCCTTCTGTCTCCTTTATTTGCGTAGTATATGGACTTTACGAAAGCAATCGGAGGAACTGCGATATCCACAACATCACTCACCACGTTAACCGGAGTCCTAATATAGGGAATATTTGACCTTAAAAGTAGTGGGCCAACTGCCGGTATGCTTGCAATAACATCGGCCACTCTTTGAATTGCGCTTGTAAGCTTTGTGTTTTGCTGAAAGGTTGCCCTGGCTGCCTCATTCTCAATCGCGCTCAATTCAGATTTTTTCGGAAACCTTGCTGCTGCCAATGCTTCTTCCCTGCTGGCTCCTTTTAGCAATGCCCTTTCCGCAACTAGCCTTGCCTCTGCCGCCCTTCTAAATGGCAAATCTCCGACAGCAAGACCCCTGCCCATAGGCTCCGTATACGAACCGATCACGCCCTCAGCAAACTTTCTGATTCTGTCTGCGACCGCAACCTTTCCTTTTTCATTTACAACAAGGTCTTTTCCTGTTATGGCTTGTGCAAGGGATCTAAATACATCTGTACCCTTTACACCCTCACCGGCAAGCGCAGCTTTTTCAGGTATGCCTGTCTTAAAAAATGTTCTTCCAGCTTCCTTAAATCCAGATATTGCGCCACCAATTGCAGCCTGTGCGGTTGTTGGCGACTGTGCAATTGTCTTTGGTTGTTTTGATAAAAATGAAATAACTGAATCACCCACATTCGCAATCGCCCTTACACCTGTTTGGGCAACTGCCCTATTTACGTTAAAGAATATATTCTTTGTTAAAGATAGTGGTGTCAGCAATGTAAGCTGAATGGCCTGCGGAAAAGTTTCCGTTAAAAATCTTTTTGGTATTACATTTCTTGAGTATCGCTGAAGCTCTACCGCATCGCGCTGTGCATTTTTTTGCGCTTCTTCTGCAAGCCTTGCTGAATCGTCTGTTAGGGTATTTCTATAATTGTTTATTGCGGTTTTAAGATCATCTTTTGATTGTTTGCTTTTTGTAAACAAATCGGTCAGTCGTTGCTCAACTTGTGCTGGAATTTTTCTGCCAACTGATTCAGCCTGTTGCTTTATTGTTGAAACATATCCAGCCGGAGTATTTATGTATTCCTGTATATTTCTTAAGCCAAGTCCAAATTGCGAGTTCATTTTAACAAACTCGTTTAAATTCGCAGCCGCACTTGCGGGATCATTGTCAATGTTCCTTGCGTACAGCAATGCTCTTGCTCCCTGTGATTCAATCGGGTCTGTGCTTTCTCTGGCAACTCTTAACAATTCATCTGTTGGAAGATCCTCAAGCTCTGCACGCTTTGCCGCGACTCCGTAAATTTTCCTTACCGTATCCGGCTGGGTTGCAATCTCGGCCTTAACGGCAGTTGGAACTTTCTCTGATTTAAGCTCACGAAGCGCAGTTTTGGCTATTGCATAACCCTTGGGAGGCTCTGGCATTTTAAATTCAGGTGCCTTAACTCCACTTTCGAATCCTGCCTCACCAACTGTTCCAGGCCTAATTGGCTGACCAGCGGCAGCCTCTTCCGCCGCTCGCGCAACAGGCGCAATCTGCGGTTTAAAAGCTTGCTGGAATCTATCAATAGCAAGCGTAGGTCTTGCTGCACCGGCACCAATTGCAATTGGTGTCGCAATTTCAAGCGAAGTTGTGGCTATTGGGTATCTGGATTTATCGGCCTCGCGAAGCCTTTGGTAATCCTCATATCCCTGCTCTCCGGCCAAAAGCCTAGCCAAACCTTGCTGGCCTGTTTCGCCTATTTTATATCCAAGCGTACCGCCAGCCAATGCACCAGCAGCTATACCAACAGGGCCGCCTGGCGCACCAGCAGCAGCACCCAAAAGAGTCCCGGCTACGGCAGAGGCTCCAGGGATAACCTGCTCTCCAACCGATCTTAACGATGCGCCGATAAGAGATGGCTTTACCGGTTCGGTTGGCTCTGCCTGAACGGATTGTTTCTCGGTTTGCTCTGGAGTCGTAATTTCCTCAACAACCTCGTATCCGGCCTGCTCTTCTGGCAGTACTTCGTATCCGGGCTTTTCGTCCTCTAGGACTTCGTAGCCCATAAATTAACGGGTCAGTCTTACTTTTGCCGGACCGACCGTGCCATCTGCTTTTTTAACGTTTTGAAGGATGATAATGTCCCCAACCTTTGCGCCCGCTGCCTTGGCTGAGGCCTCGTCAGCATATGATGGAATTTCTGCTTGTTTCGCCGGTGCCTGCTGTGCTTGCTGTTGTTGTGCCTGTTGGGCTGGTTGTGCTGGTTGTGGTTTCGTGATGGGAGGAACACCGTAAGATTGCGGCATTGTTTCAGATGTCATGGATTGTGCGCCAAAACCGGCACGCATATATTTTTCCTGCTGCTCTTTAATCCTAGCGTCAATTTCAGACATTTGCTCTGTATAGGGTTTTGTGATTGGAAGAATATCTAGTCCAGGCCTTATATTTCCCTTATTTATTTCAGTTCCTATTTTCGCTCTTTCGGAATTTAGTTTATCCATTTCAACCTGTGCTTTGGTCATCTCTTTCTTGTAATTTTCCATCTTAACACTTTGATCCATCATCCAATTCATTTCCTGCTGTTGTTTCCATGCCTGTTTTTGCTCTGGACTTAAAGCGCGAAAATCAATCATTTCACCACCAACATTGATCTTGAAATTTTCAAAAGGCATCACTTGTCTTGATGCCTCATACTCCCTTGCCATTCTGTCTTCTTGGTATCGGCGAAGTTGCTCCTCCTGTAATGATTGGGTCATTTCCCGTGCTTTTTTGGTTTCCGGCCCCTCGATATTAAACTGAATCGGCATAACTTCTCCTTATTTGCTAAAGCTAAAGCTTGGTATTAGGCCGCTAATTCCGCTAAGAATCGAGCCGAATTGCTGTGCGCCTGTCGGCTGGGATGCGACAGCACGAGTATAGGCTCCGTAGGTTTGAGCCTGATAGTCAGACATGGTTCCGTAGATGTTGGCTGCATTGCCAGCAAGCTGTACTGGAATTTCTGGATTTGCAGCTTGATAAAACCGCTGCGGCATACCCTGGGTCTGGAACTGCCCAGGCAGAGGTTGATTGGCCTGAATGTACTGCTGCGCCGCAAGGTTCTGCTGGCCGAGCCGTTGCTGGGCAAGGTTGGCAAGCGAAGGTCCACCGGCCAGGAAGCCGGAAGCCGCGCCAAGCCGTTGTTGGGTCAACCCCTCACGAAGCGCGAGGTCACGGGCGGCTGCGCCACCGGTCGTTTCGCCGGAAGCCAGGAATTGCTGCGCCGCCCCGTAACGCGCAAGCTTGCGTTGTTCCCCGGCGGCACCAATCTGCGCCGCTTCCTGCACTGCCGGTCCAAGGCCAAAGATGTTGCCACGGGCGGTCTGGGCGGCACGCACCGCCTGCTCGTATCCACGCCTTTCTTCGGCTCCCAAGGTCGAGCCAAGGCGAAGCTGGTTGAGTGCTTCCTGCTCGATGATGTTGCGTAGTTGCTCGGTCTGCGGAGTCGTCGTTGCAGGCAACTCCTCCGTCGCAAGCTGACGATAGCGTTGCCCCAGGCCGACTGCGGTTTTGTAGGATTCTGGGTCGATCTGTTTGAGTTGTTCGCCAGCGCGTTCTTCAGGCAACTTGATAAACTCTCGGAACGCCGTGATCTCTTTAAGTCCCTCATCGTCGGCGGTTGTGATTGGTTTGAAATCGGCGATCTGTTGCCCAGCCTTTGTTACCGCACCCTGCACGCTGGCAAGGTCTGCCTTTAGCTGGTCAATGGAAACCTGAGCAGAGGTTCTGCGGGGATCTTTTGCCGGAAGGCTTTCAAGCAATTGATTGGCCGCATCAATACGCGCTTGAATTCCGGCAATCTGCGAGTTTCCGTCTTCCGCAATACGGTTAAGACGACCAAGGCGGGTGGCATTGTAATCGTCAACGATCTGCTGGTCGGATACTTGGAAGTTTAGGCGAGAGCCAAGATCTGACGAGCCATAGTTCCTGCCAGAGCCAAGCTGATTGAGTGCCTGATTTAATCCAGCACCAACTCCGGCAAGTCGATCCCGGCCAGTAAGACCGGCAATTTGTTCGGCTAGTGTATTATATGATCCCTCGCGATTGTAAATCGCATCCTGCAATTCTGTTTGCGCCGAAAGAAGCTGTGACAAAGTTTTTTCGTATTCAGGATTTTTTTGAACACTTGTTGACGGAACAACAACCTGTCCAACAATTCTTGTCCCGCTGCGTGGATTTCTTGCTGTAACATTCTGTTTCGATGTTGAGGTTGTAACACTAAAACTTTCCATGCTAGAAATCTTGCTGTTTAGGTCAGCAACTTTTTTGCGAAGATCTTCTACGCTTGCCATACTAAATCTCCCCAGCCCTAAATTTTGCTGTCGTCTTCTTCTGAGCCTCTACGTTACGCGCCAACACATCACCAATCTCGGTGGTATAGGCAGGCGCACCGATCTGCGGAGCAATGCCTCCGGTGTAATTGACCGGAGCCACGCCGCCTCCATAGGCAACCATTGGCTCAACGCTGGCAAACGGGCTAACACCATAGGTGCGCTCGAACTGGCGGGTAAGCTGGCTTCCCAGCCCACGATTTAGGGCAAAGGCTTCCGGGCTATACTCGTACTGCCGACGAAGCGTTTCCATCGTGCGTTGCGGTCCGTACTGCCTCTCAAGCTGGAGTCCGGTCTGAACCTGGGCAAGCTGGTCGGCTGCGGAAAGCTGGCGTTCCAACTGACGCTGTTCGGGCATATACTTGATCCGAAGGGCGTTTTCCAAAGCCGCAATGTCTGGAGCCTTCTCAACGTAGGTTTCCAGCGAGGATCGGTAGAAAAGGGAATTGGCCTGCGCCGCCTTTAGGGGGTCGGGAGGAGGAGGGGGTGCCGGGATGGATGGTCCGCCGCCCATTAGTTTAGTGCCTTTCGCATAAAATTGTAGTAGTCGTACTCCTTATATGTGCCGTTACGCTTGAAGGTGATCCTCCTGCGCGGACCGAATCTATCCCAAAGGATACTCAGCAGGCACTTTAGAGCCTTGCGACTCAAGGCGTTACTTTTACCATCAATCGAGGTCACGGTCAAGTCCACGAACACACTCTCTCCAGTTTCGTCATGTTCATAAGGCTCAGGGGCTTCCATGCCCTTAATGCACCTAGCAATGGCTACCCCGGCCACCTCATCGCCATCCTTGGCTACCCCAACCAAGCCACGCTCTGAGTGCCAGTTAAACCATTCCCTAAAGGTTGGCCAGGTTGACTCCGGCACGCCGGAAGCCTCGATAAACTCTACCGCCGTCACGATATGTTCTTCTGCACCTCAATGGTGTCTGGGTTGGCCGCAGCCGTGATCTGGCGTATAGCCATCTTGTTCGCCGCTGATTGGATCTTGATATTGATCAAACGCCATTTCTGGTACGCCCGAAGATCGCTGGCAAGCCTTTTCTTGACCGAGGATGGCAACTGAGCCGGGAGAACGAAGGGCAGGGTAAGGGCGGCACTGGAGATGTTGAGGTTTGGCTGAACGTCAATATCGCCAACGTCAATATCCCGCTGGATGGAGATGGTCGTATCGGTCGAGAATGAGTCGTCAAACACAATCTCAAAGTGGCTGCCATGCTTCTCGGCAAAAGGATCGCCAAAGTCCATATCGGCGGTACGGACATAGGATTCGTAGTCAACACCGGCATCCTGGTAGTCGGCGGTTGTAACCTGTGCCGGGGTTTTATATCCGCTATACTTTTGGATCTGTCCCGTGGTGGACTTCTTCATCAGACGAAGCCCCTCGTCTTGGAAATTGGTCAAAGCAAACTGCATGACATTCGGAGTCCAAGTCCCCTCAAATGCGCCCAAGACCGTGTTGTAAACAATGATGGTGTCGTTAAAATCGTTTGATTCTGTCGGCACGGCAAGGAAGTAGCGGTTGTCGTAGAAGGCCGCCGTGCAGATCCCGATCTCGGCCACGTTGATTTCCTGAATCACATCCTTGACGACCTCGGACAATGGCAGACCTACCGATGTAAAATCGTCCGCCGCAGACCTAACCAGAGAGCGGATGCCGTCATCGGAAAGGAAGAAGATGTCGGAATTGACCTGTACGGCTGAACCTTCCGCCACGCAGCCGGTGTTATTGGAGATAAGCTGGATCACCCAATCCGCCGCGCTGGTCATATCGGGAGGAATCGTAACTTGGAATATGCGCCGTTTCTTGAAGACGATGATGCGGTTCTCGTAATATGGAACGATGGCGGTGATCTCATCTCCGTCATCGGCGTTTACAATGACCGAGTTTGCCGCATCCCAAATGGAGGCATCCAGAATGTCGGAAGCATAAAGCGTATTTCGGTTGGCTGCTGATCCAACGCCAAAGAGCCGGTTCCCAGTGTTGATTAAAATCCTTAGATTGAGCGGAGGAGGGCTGACCGTTGCGGTGGCTGTTGCTCCAGACCCATTTCCAATAATGGTTACGATCGGTGCACTGGAATAGCCAGACCCGCCGTCCACCACGGTTACTCCCGTGACGGCCCCACCGGCCACTTGCGTGATTAGGGTTGGAAGCGTTCCGCCCCAATCCGGCCCGGTAACGATGGCCGTTGCGCTGGTGTAGCCTGTTCCGCCAGTAGAGATGGTGATAGCCCTGACCTTTCCTCCCTGCCTTGTGGCAACGTCACCGTCGAAGTAATACAATGGACCATCCGCATCGGCCAAATACATCTTGTCGTTAAACTGCGCCATGCTGACCTTGGTATCAAAAGTTGTTGAAAATCCGTCAGCCCACTGCTGGTTCTCGTTGTTCCAAATGCGAGTTACGCCGGTAAACGAATCCCAGATTTCATCCGGCGGGTGCAGGGTTGCGCTTCCGTTGGAGTTGATGCTGTAAAGCCTGCCCTGCGTTACCGTGACAAGGTTCTCGTATTGCGCCGTGTCAAAATACCGCATCCCTCCAATCGACCCCTCTTGGCTGGTCGCCGTGGTGTTAAAGTTTACCAGCCCACGCCGTGTCTCAAGGCTGCCCTTGGGCGACAGGGTCATATTAACCAACTGCTGAACCTGGTTCTCAGCCAATAGGTCTGATTGCAGACCGCTGGCCTGGCCACCCGCAAAACTGCGGATGCCGTCAAACGCCAATAGGTCGTCGAGGTTGTCCGAGTAGTATGGCATTAGGAGGCGGTGATTTCTTCGGTTGTAAGGTCGCCCAAGCTGGACGGCGTGATCTGCTTGATTCCGCCAACCTGACTCAGTTCGTAGTTAGCCATCGCCGCAAGATCGGCATTGGCGGTCTGCACGACCGACTGCGCCTTGGCGTACTGCCGTTCACGCTCCAAGGCATCGGCGTGGGTAAGCGAAAGCACGACCTGGTGAACGTGGGGTAGGCGAAGCTCGTCATCCAACGCTTGCGTGGTTGGCGGGAAATCAACGATAAGGTTTGTCCTAGTAAGGCACTTCAGCTTCTCCACCACCCGCAGGCTTATCGTCCCAGCAGTTTCCAATCGCGGATACAGATCAAGCTGTGCAATTCCGCTCGTATTGCGGCCAGTAAAGTGATACAGCACCGGAGTACCCGTTCGTGTGTCTTCGAGCAAATCAGCGTCTTGGCTGATGATGGTGGCAAGGTCGATGGGTTCAACTTCGGATTGATCATAGGATACGGATAGCGGTGTCTCCACGTTGGTTCCAAGCGTGATGGTGCGATTGGTTCCGACCGAATAGGTGGAACTGGTGACAGTCTCACGCCAAGGGGCAAAATTCCAGACCCGGCGGTAAGCCAGGCTTGCGGCTTTCTGGAGGAAAGTCAGTGTTTCGGAGTCGGTCTTTCCGACCTTCTCACCGGCGTATTGGGCTATTTCAGACAGGGTCATTTACTGGCTCCTCTGGTTGCGGGATCGGTTCGGTGTTAAAACGCTCGTACACCTCGCCATCCACCTCTTCAGTATACGCTCCTGTAACCCTTTCGCCAGCGGGTACGCTGGCTGGGTGGTATGGTTTAATGCCAATCTCGGCAAGCTGTTCCTTGCTCCAGCACCAGAAGATGCTGGCCGGATGGTTGACATCGTCGATGCGGATGCCTTGGGGTTGGCGGATGATGTTATTGGTTGATGTGATCCACATATAGTCTCCTATCTTGCTCTGGCGTATTTGAAGGGTGATTCTGCGAAGGCGGCGAAAATAAATGTGGAGCCGGATGCGTTTGTTGCGCCATCAGCAGACCTCATTTTGAATCCGTTTGATAGAATATCTATTCCGTTATCAGAAGCCTCTGCACCATTTGAATTTGGCCTTAATCTTGATGCAGATAAATTTGATTCATTTCTTGCAGCATCATGCTGAATCCAATTTATATCCACCTGATTTGTTGTTTTTATCAACACCCACCTTGGCCTAAAACCACACCAAACAAACGGACCGTCGGCTGACCCGTTGCCGGTGTAGCTACCAAATTTTGAGTAGCCTTCTATTTCTGAAAACAGGTAAGAGATATATGTGTCGTTATTTGCATTAACCGCTGCATTCGCCCCAAGTGAAAACACACTGGATGTAGGGCTAGTTGAGTTCCAATAGTCTGCACCGGTTGCAGTTGCGGAAGTTGAGTTAAGTCCTAGATATGTTGTGTTCGCAATGGACGTATGCCAGACCGGCCAACCCTGATCCGCCCCTGCCGTAGTTCGAGCCTTGACAATAATCATTTTGGGGGCAACGCCGAGGTTGTGCGATATTGTGCGATTAGTCCCGTTGCCGGTGTAGCTCACAATATCCAGACCAGCCTGAACCGATTCATCCCAACTCCAAGCCACATATTGCGTACCGCTTGTGTTGATTAGCGTGCTGGTCCCAATGGTAAATCCATTTGCATCAAATGAAGTAAGACCGCTTGAGCTTGTGACTTGATCCCCGGTTGTGTCGCTTGAAAGCTGTGACTGCGCTCCCCTGATCGTATCGTAAATGGCATGGCTTGTCGTCGTACCGCGATTCTTAATCCATACCAAATCTGGGCTGAATCCAAGGCTTGAGATGGAGTTGGATGCGCCGGCGCCGGTGTAGGCCAAGGCATCCATATACTTGCTTGGCTTCTGGATTGTCGGCTGCGGTAGGTTCTGGGTGCAGAGAGCCTTGAAGCCGGATGGAGGTGTATGCGCCCAAGCCTGTTGACCAAAGTTAATTGTGACATCATTTGCTGATGTTGCACTTCTACCAGAAGTGGCAAAATAATAAGGGCCTGAAGTTAATCCAGTGTATGCAGTGCCTTGCGAAACTCCATTTTTGTAAAATTCCAAAATTCCATTGTCTGCATCAAAAGCGCATCCAATTTTATCCCCGCTAGTATACGAAGATCCATAGGTTGCGCTTATTGCATTGTTGTATTTTGGCCCGTTAGAGCGATAACCCCAGCTATCTGAGGTAGATCCAACATAGGTGTTCAGAATATTTAATCCTTGAGATACTCCTAGCGTGCTTTCTGCGCCAACAGTTGTAACATACATTTCGCAAAACCACTTTCCAGAACTCATCCCTATGGTTGCAATAGATCCGCGATCTCCTCCGTTTGTGCGAAGGTTTCCGTCAATGATCGTACCCCTAATCGTGCTGATTGGATTAAGGGTTGCGTAGTTGCCGCGAACCTCGCCACCAACTCCTGTGTCTGATCCGTAGTTTGTCGGGCTATCCACAAGGCTGTCGTTTGTTGCACCGGCAGTAATTGAAAAATTTGTTGGAGTCCAGTTGTTTCCCTTGCCGCTAGAGTCTTTGCCAAGTGTAGTTGCAGTGGTTCCAGAATTATCAGCAAAGTTAAGATAAAAATCAGATGCACCATACGCGCCTGCGTATGCCTTTGCCTTCCATCTTCCGGTTATTGGATCTGTTTCACCAAAACTTGTTGGAGCAAGCGTTTGTGCATTTATATAATTTATTTCTGCCAAATACCCGCTAAAATAAGATCCGGTCGGAGATGCTCCGTAACCCTGCGTTCCAATATATTTATGAGATATATATGCTAAAAACGAACCAAGATTTAGGCCGGGAAATGTTCCGCTTATTGTTTGCAATACACCATTTACATATACCTTAATTCTATTTGTCGAAGTTGCTTCCCTGCTGTCGTAAATTAAAACAATATGATACCAAGAGGAAGGATCTCTAAATACTGCTGATGTTGATATATTTGATTGAATTACACCTCCAACATTTTCATAAAAGAAAAATTTATCCGAAGAATCAAATCCAATTTGACCAAAATTGCTTGAGCTTGTCCCGCCAGAAATAAATACTTGAGTGGATGTAAGTAGGCTTCTCTTAATCCAAAAACTATATGTAAAATATGTGGTTGTTCCACCGACCGTGTCGTTCCAGTATAGTCTGGTGGAATCCCCAGAATTAAACCTCAGACTTCTTTCGATTCTGTATGTATCAAAACCGCCTCCTATGCCAAAGAAGCCGGTCGGATGGACGGGCCAAGGCATAGGGGTTAGGAGAAGTCTTGGCTGGTTACGCCGTAGAGTACGGTGCCGTTTGAAACGAAGGCAAGAACGTCAACGTCAGCGGAGCCAACGGACAGGGTGGGAGCCACGCCTCCGGGGAACTTGTAGGCCGTGCTGAATGAGAGAGTGTTGTTTCCAGCAGTGCCTTGAGTGACGACCAGTATATAGGTTGCACCGTCAACCGGATTGGTAGGGGTGCTTAAGGTTGAGTTGGTGGTCACTTCCAGCTTGGCAACTTGATTGGCGGACAGATCCCACGCAATCGTGCTGCCAGTGCTGATCGTGAGGCTTGTGGCGTTGAAGTTGTGGGCGGCAGTATATTCCTGCGCCGTGTTGACCACGGCCACACGGGTTCCGACCGTGGCAGATCCGGTGCTGATGGTAAGATCGCCAACCAGCGTGGTTGAAAGATTTGTAATTGTTCCAGTGGTGGAATTAAGCGTTCCAATCGTCCCGGCAGTGCTGTTGATTGCGCCGGAAAACGTGCCGGTGGAGCTATTCAGTAAACCGCTGAAGGTTCCGCCGGTGATGGTAGCAGTGCTGGAGGTAAGCGCCTGGATCGTTCCGTTGGTAATGTTGGCAGCAGTGGAGGTAGTGGTTCCGGCGGTCAGAGTCGGGATGGTTCCGATGGTAATGCTGGCCGTGCTGGAGGTAAGGTTCGGGATCGTTCCTGTCGTGATCGA